AATACTTCTCATATAGTTCTCGATGAAGATGAGAGATCTCAACATCTTCAATTGGTTCCCATATAATTTGCTCTGGTTCATATCCATTTAATCTTATATTCTCTTGAATAAATCTACCAGCAGTCCTTGGAATATGAACAAACAGAAATCGTTTCCCAGTCTCTTTATGATAATACGTAGGCATCAGGGTCTACTATACCAGAATGAGAGAACGAATCTCTCTGCTTCCTCAACCTTACTAACATAATGAAGATGCTGTGAGTTAGAGAATATAATTAACTTCCCTGCCTGTGGTTTGATCTCAATATCTTCAAACACAGTAGAACCACCTTTAAAATCGTGATTCAAATACAACATTGCTGCAAAAACATCAGGTCTATGTACGTTGTTATCATCTACATGAGGTTTCATAAACGTACCTATGGGCCATCTTACAACACCCACATAATCTAGTGCTATCTCATTTTCAAAAGACTTACATAAAGTTGTTACGTTATTAATTACACCACCAAATAATTCATCCGTTGTAGAATTCATGTCTATAGGATCTACATTACCACCCAAATATTTTGCACCATAATTTTTATCAAATGGTTGATTTGGAATATATGTAAGAGTCTCGTTTGGATCTGAATGTGTTACAGCATCTAGAGGACGATCTTCTTTATTAATATCATATAGATCTATAAATGGTTGACAAAGAGAAGGATCTAAAAAATTCTCTTCAACGTACAGAAGTTTCTTCATTCCACCTATTCAAAATCCATGAACTACTATTCTTTTTATCATCACCACCAACACCAAAAACAAAACTCACTCTAGGATTATCACCATACTTCTCCATCTCTGGTATATTACTTTTAGTTCTATCACCACCATTACAAAAAATTACCCTATCATATATTTCAAGTGCCATATAGATTGCATCATTAGCAGTATCATCCTTATCTCTAAACTCAATAGCAACATCAACACACTTCAATTCTTTAATTATAGACATCCTCTCTGCCACATTCATAAAATACTTTCCTTTCTTCCTAATTAACCAATCATCAGAATTAACAGCAACTCCTAGAGTTCCTAATTCTTTTGCTGCTTTAAAAAATGCAATGTGTCCACTATGTAAGGGATCGAATCCTCCACTTACTAATACTAAAGTTTTTTCATCCATTGTATTTTTTCTTTTTAGGTTTGTCACTCTCGGTCTGCTTTTTTTTCTTTTTCTTTTTGGTTCCGTTGCCGTTACCAAGGAAGCGATATCGAGGCATTATAATGCAATTTTTAATTTAGAAGGTTTAACAATCTCGACTTGGATTGGTTCACTGAGAATATCAGCAAGTTTATGGTATGCTACTGCCGTAGCAACTTGGGGAACAATAAAGGCAACCATTGCTACTATCCAAAAAAAGTAGTAATAGTTTTCTTTAGTTTGAGTTCTCATTTTGTTTGGGTATTCGGAGGACCAGAGAATCTAGAGTCTAAAAAGTCTTTCTTTTCAGAATCTACTTTGTTTGGATCATAATTAGGGTCAGGATAATCTTCCCAACTATCACCTTCATACTCAGTTATGAGTGGATTAACATCCTTTCTCTCACCATAAACATGGTAGAAGCAATCAATTGGTTTGTCATCTGCTTCCTTCACAATTATACATTTATTGCAGAATGATACCACATTAAGATGGTAGTGTCTATCTCCAATAGGTTGTAATTGTACTGTAATACTATCCTCATGAACCAAATCCTTCCAGTAATATGGCAATTCAATCTTATTAGAATCTTTTAGTCTTCCTCTATAATATACTGCTACCTCTGGTCCCTCAATACATGCATGTCTAAGTCTATGTCCTTTACCTTTGGTAGGATGTACCAAATCAAATGGTTTTGGTGACGCATCTGCTGCTGCAAATCTCGAAGCAAGTTTACCTTTATTACCACAGTCAACTGCACCAGTGAAGAAGGCATCTCCCTCAACATACAATAAGTCAGTCTGTGGTCCTGAAATATGAAGGGCATTTTTCGTTCTGGCATTACCCACCATTACAGAATCACCCTTAATTTTTAATGAAAGTGGTGGGAAGGTCGCATCAGAATTAATTGTATTAGCAATCATCAGACTTGCTTCCGAGAATAAAAACATCGGAGCACCAACAACCATAGGTGCTTCAATATAAGCACCACCCCTAATCTGTGCCTTACCTATACCTAAGCAAGCACCAGGATTACCTTCACCGACAAATAATGTCTTCCTAATTTCTACGTCTGGAAACTTCATTAAACCTCTCTTTGTTGATCTTCAAATTTAGATGCACCTTTAGAAGGTAAACCTGTTGTAGCACCATCAACACAGTCAACTAAACCACCAAAGAAGTTTAATGTATTCTGTCCAATGATCTCACAAAGTCCTGACGAGAAGAATTTTACAACAGAATCACCATTAACTTCAATAGTCTTCGACTTCATATTAATCTTCTCGTTTGAGTCAAGATTAATTATACCTTGGTTAGCATGAATATCTACATTCTCTGCTTCCATTCTTATTCTACCACGATTTGCTCTAAGGACAATATCACCCTCAGCAACATTCAATAAAAATCCTATATCAGTTACAGGTCTCTCACCACAATGTATCTGATAGACACCTGGACATCTATTAATAGTTCCACCCTTCTGAACACCTGTTGACATCATCATCATATAATGTTCAGATTCTTGTCCTGGATGTCCATTCCTAAGAAGAACACCTGCTAAGGCATTGTTAGGATTAATATGTCCAAACTTTAAATGTCCATAACTATCACTCAGTTTAACTGGATTATGAACTGCTATCTTTGACATTACGTACTCTCCAGTATTCGGTATCCTGTGGATGTATCTACATCTCCTCTATTTAACTCACCAACACAATCAACTACACTAATTATTGGAGTATTAGGTGGTAATTCACCTATATTATCATCACCAACTCTCTCTATACAAAAACGTGGGATAATAACAGCATTATATCCTGTTTGTGTACGAACACTAATCTTAGGTCTTTCAGTCCATCCACTACCACCATTAATAATCTCGACCTTCCTTAAAACACCCCAAGGACCAAATACTGGTCTCAATTCTGCACCAGCAAGATTAGGAGTAATTTCAATAGTATCTACATCTGCATCATAATTTAAACCAGAATTCTCAACCTCAACACCACATAAAGTTAAAACAACAGGATAACTACCAACATTTAGATTTGGGAAGGCATTAAAGTCAGTCTCACCATTAGGACCAGTTCCTGGAATTGGAGTAATTCCTTTTCTACGTGCAATTCTATCTTCCTGTGGATCACCACCATCTTCACCAATTCCACGAAGATTACCACCTTGACCTGGAGAAGCACCTGTTCCACCAGTTCCTGAACCATCCAAACGTGGAGTAATTTTACCGCCAGGACCAATTAATATCTGATCATCACCACTTAATACTGATTCACCACCACCAACAATACTTCTCTCGCTGGGTGGAATAATTTTATCACCAAGACCACCATCAACATGAGGTGTAACGGTGTCTATATTTGGTATATTTTCACCAGGATCAAAGCGTTCCCACTTACCATCAACTCTTTTAACTAAAGTTTGATCAGAAGTTGCCCAAGTTCTACCATCACCACCCATATCACCATCTGGTTTATTAGGATAACCAAATCCCTCTTCAGGAATAGTAACTGATCCAACATTATATGTTGGACGATTAGTAGTAGGATCAATACCACCATCTCTTTGTATATTTGCCCTTGCTGTAACCCCACGTCCTTTACCACAATTATCTTTAATAGTGACAAATGGTTGTTTTCTATAACCTAGTCCACTAGCAATAATATCTACTCCAAGAATATCTCCTGCTGCACTAACAATTGCATTACCTTTAGCATGATTAGATGATCCAGGTTTAAGTCCACCACCCCAAAATTCTACTGTAGGAGGACCACAGAATAAAGGACCAACATTACACTGATTAGCAGCACTAACTCCAGCACTAACTACATCATCCATAGAGAAGTTCTTCAAAGTATCAAAGTCAACCATTAACTTTGAAGCGTTTGATGTAACATTCTTTGCCTGATTTAAGATATTATCAACATCAAATGTTGCTGCTGGTTGACCACCATCAAATATACTCCACTCATTTGCTTCTGGACATTCTTGAGCATCATCACATTTAAAGAACCCTACAAGTTGATCAACAAGACCTAGAATAGAATCAGCAATACTAAATGAACTACCAAGTATACTAGCAAGTCTTCCCATTATACTATCAACCATATTGCCGATGGTTCCTAAAAGGTTACCAACTAAACCACCAACAAAATTCTCAATGGCACACATAGGAATATTAATATACTTATCCATGATCTTGCCCAAGAAGTCACCAACCATATTAAACAGATTCTTGGTAATATTACTGTATACGCAAGAAAGTAGTTCTAATGTGGTGTCCTTTGCAGCTTTAACCTTATCCCGATCTAATGGATTAACATCATGATATAACGCTTTAGACTCTTTATTAATAGTCTCCATCAAATTTTTACGTTGCTCCTTCATCATCCATTTCATACCTCTGGAGACGAAGTTTGCAGCAATGTCTTGCTTAGTTTGAATATACTCTTGCTTCTCCTCAATCCATCCTGTAGTAGTATTCTCCCATTTTTTAAGTTGATCCTGTGCTCTCTCAATATCCTGTTGCATCCCTGAGATTGCTTTTTGCATCTCACCCATAGGAATCTTTTCACACTCACTAGGTTGTGCTAATCCAATGGTTGCTTCCTTATGCATATTATCATCACCAGCAGCAAGAAGATTGGGATTCACATTAGACTCAATTGGTTGTCCTTGTGATGCTGGAATACCATCAGTAGGTACTAAATCATCTTTAGTAAACCCACTCATTTGCTTAAACCCATTTTCTTTGGGTTGCTCTTTAACTAACTCAGTTGTAGGTTTATTTGCTTTAATACCAAGAATAATAGGACCAGTCTTATTATCTGGATCATCCCATATACCTTCCACCCAAGTACCTTGAGTGACACCCATACTCAATCCAGTACCTTTATGTCCACTACCCATAGTAGTAGTCCTTACCTCTGCCCAAGGTAATTGATCATCTGGAAGTATAGTTTTATCTTTAGGATGAACACCAATAATTCTAACCCTAACTCTTAAACCCCAGTTCTTAATCTCTTTAGCATCCGTAGTGGATTCTTCTTGTCTAGGCCATGATTCTCTAGGCGCAATGATACCTTCCCAAGTTCTCTTGGAAAGGTGTCCTTCTGCGTTATATAAAGATACGGCTGCCATATATTAATCGTCGTAAACTAAACACTCTGGTTCGTCTGGATGCATCTCACAGAATAGTTCAATAGCATTAGGATCGTGATGATCTCCTGCTACTATCTCTTCATGATGATGCTCTTCATAAACTTCTAGTTCATGCAACTCTTCTTTAACATGCCTACGTGCAGCAGGACTTGTAGTAGGATCTGCAAGAATGTCTTTGTCTTTTTGGATGTGTTCTTCTATGCTTTTCATAGGAAAGTTCCTCGATCTACAGTGATTATTTAGTCAGAATCCGTAGCTCTTCCAAAAGAATCCCGTATAAGATTCATTTTAGTTAGAGATACATCTGGTTCCATATGATAACATATATCAGATATCATGTAAAAACCACTCAACTCTTTGTCAGGACGTTGTGTTGTAGCATCTCCTTGTTCAGGAAAATCACACTTAATTACATCACCTGCACGTAAACCAAGATCACCAGGTACTTTTATAGTTAATTGAGTTGTAAATAATTTATTGTAACGCATTGCAGATTGAGCGAATACATCAGTTGCTTTAATATTCTCTTCAATTGCTTTCTCAAGTTGATCATCAATATCCCCAGAAGGCATCTCACCAATATCTAATTTTCTAAAAAACCTTCTACTAACTTCACCAAACTTCTCTTTAAATTCTTCACCAAGTTGAGGAAGATCCATACCACCTTGAGCTTCTTGATCTTCATTAGCAACTTCCTGTGCTTCATCATCATATTCATCATTCTGTGGATTATAAGTCTCGACCCTAGATCCATAAGTACCAGTCATCAAATTTCTCTTAACATCTATAGTACTGTTTGCAGTATACTCCAATATCTTATCATCATAACCATCAGGTGTACCTGTACTTGAGTTGTATATTAGTTTTCTTTTAGGATCTTGTTTGAATAACATATCTGCTGCTTTAAATCTAAAACCATCATAGGTTAGATAAAAGAAGTAACCTGCTGAATTTTCTGCTTCCTCACAAATTGCCATCTTAGCAAGTTCAGTACATAACTTCAATGGTTTTTTACCTTGTCCAATAAAGTTGTAATTATTTTTAGTTGCATCAGCCTCATAACTCTTTTCAGTCTGTAAAGACTCTTTTAAAATACCTTCAACAGATTCGGATATCTCACCATCATACCTAGCATACACCTCAGTCTTACACAAATCATTTGCAAGATATTCCTTTGAGACCAACTCAAGATAGTAAGTTGCCTTCTCTGTATGAGTTACAACATTTTTTATATTAGAGACATACAAAGAATTTTCATTCTCAAACTTTAACTTCTCACCAAAATTATCTTCAAAAATAATCTCTGCTTTCTCAAACCCAGACATCTTAAGTTCACGCAAAGCAGTTAAACCTTGTTGTCCACTATCAACCACACCTATTCTAAATCTATAAGTATTATCCAAAATACTCTCAAAGTAATTAAAATCTACAATACCCTGAGATATATCAGATTCTTTACCTTCTTCTCTAACAGATTTTATTAAACACTTAGTAATATTACCAGCTCTAAGTGTTGCACTTGAAGTTGTTGGTTGATCGGTCATGATAGTGCTGCCTCCATACTGGTATCACTAGTGGAACTTGTAGTAAGATCTGGACTATTATTACTACCTTGAGGAACAGCAACCATAGTACTTTTAATTTTTGTCATGGCAATAATCTTTACCTTACCAGATTTATCATATTCAGGAGTCTGTGATATTGCACCTGTATCACTAGCAACCTTAGCAATTCTATCAACCTTAAAAACAATTTCCTTTAACTTTTGTGCTTCCTTAAGTTCCTTCTTAAGTTGAGCAATCTCCTCATTCTTCTTCTCAAGTTTAGTTTTCTTTTTCTTCTTCTTACCGTCACCATCCTTTGCCATCTCATCTGCAAGATTATAATCACCTCCACCACTTGCACTCTCAGAAGATACACCTATATCACCCGACTTATCTTTAGGTGGGAAGAATGATTTAATTGCTATAGGAATAGTCTTAAAAGGATTCATTAATTGTAGAAGATTAGGGAATTTAGATACCCTACCCTCAGCATTAACATAACCAAGACCTTTAAGCCAATTATATAATCCCAATGTCTTGGCAACCAAAGTCATGGCACTGTGTCTACCACCACCCTCTGGTATATCAATAGCAGTATCCTTTAAGAAATTCTCAACATATCGCTTAATTCCACCACCAAGCCATTTTGCTACCGCTTTACCTGCTGAGAATATTTTCTTTAAAGATCCTAATAACTTCTTACCTGCTGCACCCCATCCTTTACCCATCAATCCTTCATAAAGTAAATCACCAACAAACACACCAATAGTTTCACCAATCAATGTTCCTAAAACAGGAATAGGTATAAAGGTTCCTAATGCACCACCTAATGCAGCACCAAGAGTTCTGAATAATGCTTTACCTAATGGTTCACCAGATACAACAGATACAAGTCCAACAACAAGAGGACCAATAATAGGAATCTTTCCAAAGAATTTTGATACAAATGGTTTAGCACTCTTCATTGCAGGAGCAATAAACTTAGCAGCTTTACCAAATATCTTTACAGCAAATCCACCTATTTTACCTGCTGCTTTACCAGCAAGACCTTTAGCAGCACCAGCACCTTTACCAAGAAATCTTGCTGCTCCTTTAACACCTCCTTTAACAAAGGTATTAAATCTACCCATCTGTCTACCAGCAAACTTACCAAATCTACCCATACCCTTTTTAAATAATCTTTTAGGTGATAATTTTCTAAACCTTTTTGATAATTTACGAGTAAATTTTAACTTCCTTGCTTTTGCATTACGTAACTTTTTTCCTAATTTAGTTTTTTTAAATTTATTTCCCCATCTACCTGGTTTGCCAGGTTTTCCACCAGGTTTTTTACCAAATTGTGGTCCTTTAGCAGTTGCCATCATAAGAATCATGGCAAGATTCAAAAACTTAGTAAAGATGCCAGTAAACTTATCAAACGTCTTTGCTCCACCCTCACCAAATACTTTAGTAACTACACCCTTAACAGTATCTACTGCTCGATATCCAATATCAATAAAGGTTGCAACCATATTCAATAAGAATCCAGCAGTCTTCTCAATCCATTCAAATACTGGTCCTGCCTTACCAATAAATTTTATAATACCAGGTAAAAATGGTATTAATTTTAATGCTATAAATCCTAGGAATATATTGAGAGCATAATTCTTAACAGCATCTACTTCCTTATTAAAGAATCCACCCTTCTTTTTACCTGCTTCTTCCTTAGCACCATCTGCTTTTAATCCCCATGCTGCTTTCTTCTTTGCTTTAACTGCTTCATAACGCTGATCTCTAATATCCTTCTTCTGTACTCCATAAACATTTCGGAGATGCTCATCAATACTAACAGTCTTCTCTTTAATTATAATCAGATTATTGAGTAATTCATCTTCACCCGTTCCACTATCACCACCATCAGATCCATCTGCACCATCTGGTTGTTTTCCAACAGAATACTGACTACCTTGTGTAGGAACTAATGCTGCTTTTGGTTGTGATTGTGCCTTCTTTTTATCAGACACATTCATTAGTTTACCTGCTTTTATTGCCATTATTTCACACCTACAATTCCATACAACTCAAGGTTGTTCTTTCTCTGAGGACTCTCATACACAGCAGGAAAATCTGGAAGTCCCCTATCAGGTACAGATGCTCCTCCACCACCAGTACTACCCTCTATACTTGGTGGTAAAGCAGTAACTTCTGTCTCAGGAGTTGGTGGTTCTGGTACAGCAGAAGGTGGTTTAGAAGTAAATTCTAATTTAGCAATCCTTTCCTCTAATACAGGTAAAGTATTTGGTGCAAGATTAGCATCTACGTTGATAGTAGGTCCACCTGATAAACCACCTAAAGCATCTTTAGCTGCACCTGCTGCCTTACCAAGTAAACCAGCAGCACCTTTTGCCATTCCTCTTCCAATACCAAAAGGATCTGCTACATTCATAGCAATATTACCTGCTGTTTTTAATCCATCCCCAAGACTACCCCAGAATCCTTTCTTCTCTTCTTTAGCTTCTGCAGCCATTGCTGGAGGAGGAGTTAATCCATCAGCACCCGAAGCACCATCCTTTCCACCTGTAAGATCTACTGTTTCAGAATCCTTCTCACCCAAATCTACTGATATTGGTGCATCAGATTGTTTTGGTGTAGCACCAGCTACTAATCCACCACCAGACATCTTCTGAACATTCTCTGCCATCTCAGGAACATTTGATCCTCCAGCAGCAGCGTTCATACCTAAAAGAGTATCAGCACCATACTTATCTACTGCACCCGTACTCATCATAATTTCACCAGGTTCAGCTGCGATCAACTGGGTATCTGGTTCTGCACCTGTAACTTTTTCTCCACTTTGAGAAGTAATCTCTCCACCTTCATTATATAATGGAACTGCTTTTGTTATAGGAACTACTTCTCCACCACGTTCCATTTTTTGAACACCACCAGGAGCACCATCAGCACCAGCTTTACCATCTAATGCATCACGACCTGTAATAGTAATATCTTCAACCATTCCACCACCAGTCATGGTTTGAGTTGCATCACCTTCGTCTTTATCACCACCACCCATCTTAGACAAACCATACGCAGCTAATCCACCAACTGCTAATGCACCTGCTGCCCACGGATTCGTCGCTATCGCTTTCATAGCTGCAGGTATAGCCGTCTTGAGCATAAATGCAGTTACCATCAGAAGTTTACCAACGATAAATTTTATTACCCCACCTAAAGGAGTTGCAAATAATACAAATGCACCTAATAATGTCGGCCACCAATCACCAATAAACCTTCCAAGACTCTCAATTTTACCTTTATTAGAAGGATCAGCAAACCAATCAATTAAACCAAGTAACAACTTACCTGTAAGAATAGAAGTAAAGAAGTTAACTATCATATCAAGAACACTCTGAACAGGTGCTAGTGCCTTCTTCGCCATAGTCATGATGCCTTTAGCACCACCTTCCATCTTACCTTCAGCTTTTGCTCTCTTTTCCTTCTCTTTATTTTTAGATCTACGTTTAATATCATTAAGTATCAACCGAGATTGCATCTTAACTATCTCAGCAATAGATTCTACAGTCTCTCTAATAGAATCAATTAAACCAGCAATACCCCATTTACTCTTATCATCTCCTCCTTCCCCAGCATCATCTGGAGTAACACCAGCAGCATCTCCTGGCGGTTTCTTATTAAAGAAACTATCCGAATTGATACCACCAGTAGCACCACCACCAGCATCTCCACCTTCTTCTGCATTACCTTTTTTTACCTTAAATCTTCCAACCTTACCTTTAACTCTTCTCCATTCTTCTGTTATTAACTCAATCTCTTCATTAGACATGGTGGTGCTACCCATCCTGCCTTCTCCCATCTTCTCTCTTAAGAGAGTTCTATAGGTAGCATAATCAATACCAACAGTATCATCTAGTCCAATAATTCTTAGTATTCTTTCATCAATCTCTTCGTCAACTAAATCATCCTCACGAGTACCTTCATATGTCCTACCACTAGCACCCGTTGCTCCATCAGCACCCGAAGCACCTTGAGCACCCGAAGCACCTTGAGCACCCGAAGCACCACTAGCACCTTGAGCACCTGACGCTCCACTAGCACCCGAAGCACCCGAAGCACCTGACGCACCTGACGCACCCGAAGCACCCGAAGCACCCGAAGCACCTCTAGCACCTGACGCAC